GAAGTGGACTTAGACATGGTAGAGACACTCTTAGATGGTGATGATGCTGATTTCTATGAAGAACCTGAAGATGATTACTACAAAGACATTTGGGACGAGAGATAACTATACTATGCGGAGGAGTTCTTGCCCTCTTCAGGTTCAATATAGACCTATATAGACCTATGATGACACTCTTTAGAGAAACCACTACATCAAGAACCAATCTAACGATAGAACTATGTTGTAAGAGTATTATAATCACTTTTGAAAATGTTGTCAAGCACTTTATTTTTGTATTAGGTATTGACTTTTTGTTGTTGTCTTATTTACTATGTCTTAAAACACAGGAGGAAGTATGATTCATTTACATCAAATGACTAAAGAAGAGTACGAAGAATTTATGAAACACAATGTCTTACATGATATGGCAGACTTGGTCTTACAATATGGCTACGATGCCGTAATGTCTGATTTAGCGAACATTTTAGACAATAAACTAGATAACTTAGAGCCAATCTGATGAGAGATGTTGTACTTGTTCTTGGCTTTGTCTTAACCTTTCTAGGGGGTTTTGCTTATGGTTCATTGTCTCACTATGTGGACAACATAGACCATTGCACCACTTACCGACAAGGGACAACGACATGGGTAGGATATAGAGCCATTAGCGACAGGAACGACAGACGATGCTTTTGGTTAGAAGATAAATTCCCTAATAGGGTAAAACAAGGAGTAGAAAGATGAACGATTTATTTGAAAAGAACAAAGCCATGATTGATGCCTGGTTAGCAGAGCTAGACAAAGACCCACATCATCAAGCAGTGATGGAAGAAGTCAAGGCTTATGACACCGAGATTAAGCGTATCACACAGATTGTGCAGAATGACTATGACCGTCATATCGGCTTGATTAAAGATGCTCTTGATTACTATTTAAGAGAAGCATACAGACTAGAGGATTTGAAAAAGTGGAAATGACTAAATCTAACTTTGTAAAACACACCAATTGTGACAACTGTGGTTCGTCCAATGCCAATAGCTTGTATGACGATGGACACACTTGGTGCTTTGTCTGTGAGACTTACAAGAACCCTGATGGCTCTATTGAGCTAAACAAGAAAGAGACTAAACCAGTGAACAAGGACTTAAAATTTTATGACAATGCTACTACTCATGCTATCACTAATCGTGGTATTTCTCAGACTACTTGCTTAACTTACGGTGTCAAACAAGACCCACACGGTAATAAGCATTACTATCCTTACTTTGATGCGGATGGTGTGATGGTGGCGATTAAGACAAGAGATGTGCCGACTAAGAACTTCTCCATCTCAGGAGACTTCAAAGATGCGACATTGTTTGGACAACAGTTATTCCCTAAAGGTGGCAGAACTCTGACAATCTGTGAGGGTGAAGCCGATGCCTTAGCAAGCTATCAGATGCAAGGCTCTAAGTATGCGGTTGTGAGTATCCGCAACGGTGCGGCAGCTGCTCTGAAAGACTGTAAAGCCAATTATGAATACATTGATAGTTTTGAGACTGTGGTGCTTGATTTTGATGCTGATGAGGCAGGTCGTAAAGCGGCTCAGTCAGTCGCAGAACTCTTTGGCGGTAAAGTCAAGGTATTGAAACACAGAAAGGATTACAAAGATGCCTGTGATTATCTTAAGGATGGTGCTTCTAAAGAGTATGTTGATGCTTGGTGGAGTGCTGAGTCTTATATCCCTGATGGAATTATTCAAGGCAACAGTCTCTGGGAAGTGGTATCAACTCCTATTGAGAAAGCTGATTGTGACTATCCATATGAGGCACTCAATAAGCTTACATACGGAATTCGGAAAGGTGAATTGGTCATGGTCACGGCAGGCTCAGGTCTTGGCAAGAGCCAGTTCTTACGAGAAATTGTATGGCATATCCTCAACAAAACAAATGACAACATCGGACTCATGTTTCTTGAAGAGGGAGTGCGTAAAACAGCTCGGTCTCTCATGGCTTTGGCGGTGAATAAACCGATTCATTTACCTGATGTAGAAATAACCGAAGGAGAACTTAAAGATGCTTTTGATAGAACACTTGGAACTGACCGTTTATATCTTTTTGACCATTTTGGTTCTAGTAGCCTTGATAATATCGTCAATAGAGTGAGATACATGGCTAAGGGCTTGAACTGTGGCTATGTGTTCCTAGACCATATTTCTATCATCATCTCAGGTGGTGATGTGGGTGACGAGAGAAAAGCTTTAGACGCTATCATGACAAAGCTACGAATGCTTGTCCAAGAGACAGGTATTAGTTTGATTTGTGTGTCTCACCTTAAACGCCCAGAAAGCAAAGGGCATGAAGACGGGGCAGCCACATCTTTGTCACAATTGCGTGGCTCAGGTGCGATTGCACAGTTGTCTGACATTGTGATAGGATTAGAACGCAACGGACAGGCAGAAGACATGATTGAACGCAACACCACTCATGTCAGAGTGCTAAAGAATCGCTTTAGTGGCTACACTGGCGGTGGCGGTCATTTACTGTATAATGGAAACACTGGAAGAATGTTGGAGATTATTGATGAGCTATAGAGAACATATTATATTTAGATTTAGACCACCTAAAGGGTTTGAATGTCTTAAATATGCTGAAATGCAAATACAAATTAGAAAGTATTATGAGGCTATGAAATGAGCTATAAAGAGAAACAAGACTTGGTAGAACAAGCACGAAAGTACGCCAAGCATGACGAGTATTCTGTCACGAGAAACTACATCAACGCATTGTGCGATGAGATTGAACGCTTACGAGAACTGAATCGTAATGTGCTATATCGCATTCAGGACAATCGTGAGATGTTTGAAGATGCTGAACGCTATCACTGGCTCAAGACTGCCTCATGGGACTTACCTGAAGAGGTGATTGCACCGACTGTGATTTCTTGTGATGGTCGTGGCAACAAGTGGGAATGGCTCACAGGGATTATGTTGGATGAAGCCATTGATAAATTTAGAAAGAAAGGTGAATGATGATTAACGAACACGATATTGCAGACTTGTGCAACTTAGATAAACTCCATGAAGGCGATAAGTTTATTGTTGGTGGCGACAAAGATAATCTTGTCTTTAAGATTAAGAGCTTCTCAGGAGATTATGTTTTCTGTTATGACGGTGCTGGTGCAGTGCATCATTTTGCTAATTGGACTAAGGTGAGAAAATATGATTAAGATTGGTCAATACCTGTTCAACATGGACAGTATCACATGGATTATTGATAGAGAAGTACACTTCAACAACGGTAAGTCAATCATCTTGACAGAGCCTGAGATGCAGGACTTGTTTGCAGCCATGTTCAACGAACCGAGAAAAGAAGAACCTGTTAAACCTGCCGTGAAGAAAGCTAAGAAATGACAGCAAGTCATTACATTGTTAGTTTAGTCGGTATCGGCTACTTTGTGGTCGGTGTTCAACAAATGATGAAAGGCAATAGTGGAGCAGGTATCATGTGGCTCGGTTATGCTTTTAGTCAGATTGGTTTATTTATGGGATTGGCTAAGTGAAACTCAACAACGATAAACGATTTGATTTGGATTTAGCTTATGGACAAGTGTTTGAAAAGAAAGTTGCGGACATCCTCGGAAACAGTAAGATTGAGGTTAAGACAGAGAAAGACAAATGGAAAGCCACTGGCAACATCGTCATTGAGTATGAATCAAGAGGTAAGCCAAGCGGAATCATTACTACTGAAGCTGATTTTTGGATTCACAACCTTGCTTGCGGTGATTCTATCGTCTTTAGTCTTCTACTTCCAGTAGCAACACTTCGTAAGTATATTGCACAGCACAATCCTCGCTCCGTTAGGGGCGGTGATGACATGACTTCAAGACTTTACTTGATTAAACTGACAGACTTGGTTACACTGATTTCATGAGAACTTTAACGCAAGCACAAATTAAAGAACTTTTTTATTATGCCGACGGCAATCTGTATTGGAAGATTGCAAAGCAAGGTGTCGCAGTTGGAAGAAAAGTTGGTAATGGTGTAAAAAATCAGTACCTACAGGTCATGGTAAATAGAAAAGGCTATCTTGTTCATCGGTTGATAGCTGCTCTTCATTACGGTGATTTTGAAGGACTGGTGGACCACAAAGACGGTAATACACGGAATAACAAGATTGAAAATCTACGAATTGTAACAGTTGAACAAAACTTATGGAATGCTAAAAGAAGTAAAACAAATACAACAGGTATCAAAGGTGTTTCCTATATTGTTTCAAAACAAAAATACCAAGCAACAATTTGTATAAAAGGAAAAAATAAAAACATTGGTTCTTTTTCTTCTTTAAAAGAAGCAGAACAAGCTATACAAAAAGCAAGAAAAGAATTACACGGAGAATTTGCACGGCATGAGTAAAATAGTTTTAGACATTGAAACCAATAGCACAGCGACTAAGATATGGTGTGTATTCTGTCGTGACTTAGACAATGATGTGGTGTCTATGTTTACTAAGCCTGACAACTTACAAGCCTATCTAAACTCTGCTGATAAAATCATTACACACAACGGTATCTTCTTTGATTTCCCTGTACTCAAGAAATTATGGAACATCACTGTCAAGAAGTCACAGGTTGTAGACACTCTTGTCTTGGCTAGGTTATACGACCCTTCTATTGAGAATGGACACAGCTTAGATGCATGGGGCGAACGACTAGGCTATTACAAAGCACCGTATAAGCAGATATGGTCTTGGATGACATGGACATTCCTAGACAAGGACAATGCACATTTACCGTTTGATGAACCAGTAATACCTTTGTTACACCACTACTGTGCGAGAGACACTCTAGTCACTGCACAACTTTATAAACACTTAGAAATGGAAATGCAACATGACTTCTCAGAAAAGAGCAAAGAACTTGAACACCAAGTCGCAATCATCATTGCAGAACAAGAACGCAACGGCTTTAAGCTTGATGAACGAGCTGCTTCACAACTTCTATGTGAACTTAAGGCTAAGTTGGAAGCTCACACGACTTCGCTACAAAGCATATTTCCTCCGAAAGTCCAGTCCAATAGAGTCCATAAAACCACAGGCAAAGCCCTCGCAGACATCGTTGAACCCTTCAACCCAGGAAGTCGCAAGCAAATCGCAGAAAGGCTCATTGAAAAAGGCTGGAAGCCCTCAAAGAAAACCGAGAAAGGCTCAGTCATCGTTGACGAAACAACCCTTGAAGGCATCAACATCCCAGAAGCGAAAGCCATCGCAGAATACTTGATGCTACAAAAGAGAATTGCACAGATTGAATCATGGATTGAAGCAGTAGAGTCCGATGGTCGTGTGCATGGTAAAGTTATCACCAACGGTGCTGTGACAGGTCGCATGACTCATCACAGTCCTAACATGGCTCAGATTCCTAACAGCGGTGCTGTTTATGGACCTGAATGTAGAAACTTATGGACAGTAGAGAAAGGCAATAGTTTA